CGACATCCGGCAAATCAGTGACACCAATTTAAAAGAAGACCCACCGGGTGGCAATAGTAAAGAATCCTTTAAAAACAAACACTTAGAAATGTTATCGCTAACATATTTAAAGAACTAAACAGGAACGAATCATGAACTTATGTGAACAGTACAGAGAATCACTATACAATGTATATACAAAAATAACAGGAACGAATCAGGACCAAATCAGGAACAATATAGGAACAAAGTAAGAGACTTAGTTCAGGGGTTAACTGTAGTGTAAAATAATAGTTTAATGTTAAAGTAAATGTAGTTTAAAGCTAAACTAAATAATACCTGACTAAATAGGTCGAGAACTAATAGGTCAGTATGAATTACCTAATTAAATCAGTAAGGTATACAATTGTATACAAAGTGGAGGGTGTTACAATATAACAGTGGCATTTATGCAACACGAAAGAATATTACCCAACTGCGCAACAATATTACTTAACCAAATGGTTTAGCTTCATGGGTACCCCGGGGGGTTGGGGGTGCCTTCTATATTCTGAATGACCCCTAAAGATTTTCTAATAAATTTTCTGTGTAAACGAAGTTGAACGTAATGTAAACGAAGTTGTAGGAATGTACCAAATAGAATTTATTTAATGTTAATACAAAATAGTCCTTGACATTCTCGGCGCAATAGTATATTATATTACTATAAGGTATCAACTTAAAGATAACTTAAGTTAGCTTAATGATTTTATAATCTCATATCTATTAAAGAAGAATATAAAAGAAGTAAGAGATAATCTTTAGGAAGACTTTAAAGTACATATAAATATTTTAATAATATAAAAATAGAGAAAAAGGATATTAGATTTATTATGTCTTCTCCTCATAAATATGGAATGTTTTCTGAAGATGTCTTATACACTAGTAATGGTATTCGTAGGACTCGATCTCTATTTAAAGAAACTAGTGTAGCTGGAGATAAGCCTATCTTTACTTTGGGTAGAGATAAAGAGGATAAGTATATTTGTCTTCGTGACCTATATATTAAGTTCTGCACTAAAGACCCATCAGAGTCAATCTTTGCTGAGACTGTCTTTGGTGATGTAGGCTTCTGGAATAATATCGCTAAGAGCCCTTGGATTCAAGAGTACCTCCAAGAGTGGCGTGAGATTGCTGAAGCTAAACGTAAAGCTATCGCCTTCCAAGCAATCATTGACGAGATTGAGAATGGTGGTAGGTCTTCCCTTACAGCTGCTAAGTTCTTGATTGAAGAACCTTGGAAAGATAAGCGTAACCCTAAAGTTAAGAAAGACTCTGAGAAGACAGCTGAGTCAGCTAAGAGTCATTTCCACTCTGACTTCAAGAGACTTCAAGAAGAAGGTTTGATCAACTAACATGACTAAGCGCCCTTCATTCAACTCGGTCTCTAACCGAGACGCTAATGCATCTGAGATTAATGATGCCCTTGACTCTGTTGTTGAAGGGTTTGATAATACTTTGTCTAGAGATGGGTCAACTCCTAATAACATGGAGTCTGACCTTGATATGGACTCCAATGACATCCTTAATGCTAGGGATGTAGATATCCTCCGTAACCTTACAGTCCAAGGGGTAGACATCCTAGATGCTATCTCTAACGAGGTTACAGGTGGAGAGATTTATAATACTCGTAATAGATTCCAAGGGGACGGTACGACTACTGAGTTCACTCTGACTACCACTCCAGTAGGTGCATCTAATGTCTATGTCTTCATTAGTGGTGCATACCAGTTCAGTAACAAGTGGTCTCTCTCAGATAATGTACTAGTCCTTAATGAAGCTCCTGAGTATTCTGAGTCTCCTAACATTGAAGTCATTATCCAAGAGTCCCTTGAAACAGCCTCTCTGGGGACCGATGCTCCCGTTCTGTCACCTACCCTCTTCGGAGCTATTGGAGATGGTGTAGCGAACGATACAGTGGCTGTACGGGCCTGTTACTCCTATGCCAACCCCCTACGTCGCCCTGTATCCTTCTACGACATGGAAGCTTGTCTTATCGATGCTGATGCTGAGATTCAAGTACGTGTGCCTACAGATGGTGCCGGTTGTCACTTGAAGGCAGCTGACGGTCTGGTAGGTACTCCTGACTCAGGCACAGTGAACACTATGTTCATTATTGAGGATGGTGCGACTCCTCTAGTGACAGGTAACGTAGACACTCCAGCTGCTGATGGTACTAAGGTTGCTGACCTAACTGCTGGTTCTACACGAGCCTGTGGTGACTTCATGCAGGATGCTGGATACGCCTACCTCCAAGGCTCAGGCGGTACTGGACCTAACATTGTTGAACGGTATGAGGCTGGTGTAATTCCTTACCGCCAATCTTTCGCTATTGGTGTTAATGGCCGATCTCTTCAACCTCTCTCAATTGATATGTCTGCTGAGACTGAGTTGTACTACGAGACACGGGCTATGCCTTCTAGTGGTAACCTTAGATTCCAGAACTTCAATGTAGACCTCTCTACCTTCAACAACCAAGAGATCGTACGTATCAGCCGTAACAACGTGTCTGTCTCTAACCTCCAGTTCATGCAAGAGGATGGTACAGCTGACCCAGACACTATCAATAGACTGATTAAAATCTACAAGGCTGCTTATGTCTATATCGATGACATCACTGCTCATGCTCAACAAGATGGAGGAGACGGTGGAGGTACGTACATCTACAACCTAGAGAACTTTGCTGAGGTTCATATGAGCCGCTGCGATGGTACAGATGGTTGGGGAGCTATGGGGACTAACAATGGTAATGGTCTCTACGTAGTTGACTGTAACCTGAACCGAGTAGACTTCCACAATGGTGGTCATAACTACTTTGTCTCTAACTCTACTATCTACAACCGTGGTATCTTCCTCGGCTGGGGTGGTGGCTCCCTTAAGATTACCGACTGTAAGTTTATCGACTCCCCTGTCATTCAGTACCGTGGAGACTACGGAGGTATCTTCTGGGGTGATATTATTATTGACGGTGTTGAGGGTGTTGACTCTGGTTTCATCTGGACAATCGTAGATGCTGATACTAACCCTGTAGGTTCTACAGTCTTGTCAGGTCCAGTGGCTAAGTCAATTGTAGTACGTAATGCTCATCGGTCAGACTTGGACGGCAATGGAGACAACCGTGAGATTGTCCCTGTACACATCACAGTAGACTCAACCTCAGGCACACTAGCTCCAATTGCCCCCACTAACATTCAAGTGGATAATGTAACTGGTTCTGGTAACTGGCGTATGCAGTGTTATGTTGACTATCAGAATATGGTCTTGGCTGCTGATACAGATAACTGTACTTGGAACTTCACTAACATTAAAGCTACTCGTGCCAACTTCTCTGGAAATGGTATTCATATCCCTACTCAATATGCTGGAGCAGCTTCAGGTGTAGGAGACTACCGTGTACAGCTCAGGGTGTCAGACTCAACTAAGATTTCAATTAATGTAGATGAACATCCTAAGGTAGATGTCTATGTCTATGAGACTGACCTTAACCGTATCGTAACTCCCTCTGGTGCTGACGTTGAGATTGACGGTGGCACAATGGAGAACCCACAACTCCTTGGTGCAGAGACTCACACAGTAGTAGGCAACGCTAAATCAGGGGTAGGGTACACTACTGTCCGTAACGTAAAGGTCCAAGGGATAGATGCCTCTGAGGGCTGGGACTTCTCTAATGTAGAGAATATGTCTGGTGTTGACATCCCTGACGTATCCACCAATGATGGTATGATCTACCCTACTGGTTGTGATAGACTTCAAGCATTCTTCGGTTGGAAAACTGACGTTGCTGATAACCTATACACCACATCCTTTGTGGACGAGACTGGTAACACTTCTGACTCTGTTACAATACTGCACTACACAGTACAAGGTCTTACAACCATGCAAGTACAAGGAGTCACCAACATCGACTCTACCGGTATGGTTGGTGCAGAAGAGGTGCGCATTAATATTCCAGTGACCTCCGTCAACTCAAGTCTTAGACAGTCGGCGGTCAATGTTAACACAACCCAGTTGGCTGATCCCGGACAATACTTCTTTGTGTCTGAGGCTAATCAATCCTACATCAAATTAGTCAAGTCTAATGCTTCGAATAATACAGATGTTACTTGGGCTGATTTGTCTGCTAACAACGTGGACATCTCTGGGTTCACAATGAACATTTGGAACTAAGAGGTACTCATGTCAACTAAAGTAACATATAACCTAATTGACCAAGGCCCTGATGGTGGTTCCTTCTATACTGATGGAGCTCTACCTAATAGCCCTATCCAACGTAACTCAGGTCGAGCCTTCTTCGGTGAGGCTGCTAGTCATGATGGAACTACAGATGATGGCTCAGCTAATGACACTGGATCATGGCTTCAGTCTTTCTCCTCAGGTGGTTTAACTAACCCTGTCACAGGCTGGGACTATATGGAGGACAATGCTCGTGTAGTCTCAGTGAGTGAGTTTGGTATTGCAGGTTCTTTTGTCTCTAGCAATGTAGGTGGTACAGTAAACGGTATCGGTCTAGTTGCTGGTGTCACTTCTGTTACCTCTGGTCCTAACAACTGGGCTATCTACGTAGATGGTGTTAAGACAACCACAGGAGCCGCCTCAGTGTTCGTTACTGAGTCTCAGGCAGCTAACCTACCTAGTGTGTCTCCACACGGCGGCTGTGAGCCTCACAAGGCCCCTACGGCTGGTATGGTTCAGAACTTCCGTATTGGTGCAGGTAGTGACGCTGATGTATTCGAAGAGAGCTACGCTATTGATGGGTACATTGAGTTCATCAACAATGGTGCTGTAGCCCACTCAGGTATCACCTTTGCCTACAACTCTCTTAAGCGTGAGGGACAAGCTGATGAACAAGAGGTAACTAACAAAGGTTTCCATGACAGCTATGCTAAGGCTATCAACATGGCTTACTACCAAGGTCTGACTTGGTGGTCTCGTGATGCTGATGTAACTTCAGGTGAACGTGAGGAGTCCTTCCGTCTCTGGTCTCAAGTTGAGAGTGGGGATAAGATGTGGCGTATGTGTGCAGGTGAGGACACCTTTGTCATCGGTGAAGGTACATCTCCTGACAATAACAACCTGATCATTCCTTACGTAGCTGACTCAGGTACTGGACTAGCTATTGTCCCCGGTGAAGTAGGTGATGCACAGACTATTGAAGTACGTGGAACTAACGCAGACATCGTTCTAAAACTCTCCCCTAAAGGTACAGCTTGGGTTCAGATTCCAATTGCCAACGTACAAGACTTCGCTGACGATACAGCAGCAGCTGCGGGTGGTCTCTCGGTAGGAGCTATCTACCGTAACGGTTCAGCCTTGATGATCAGAGCTTCTTAAGAATGACTAAACTATCTAAGAGAGATGAGGAAGTAAGAGAGGCTGCTGAAGCTTCCCTTGAGACATTCATCTCTCTAGTCTCTAAAGGTCAGAGGGTTCTAGGTGGATGCCATAAGGAACTAATTGATTGGTGGGTACGTCCTGAAGCTAAGGACCACCAACTAGTCTTGTTCCCTCGTGACCACGGTAAGTCAGCTATGGTAGCCTACCGAGTAGCTTGGGCTCTTACTAAGGACCCTACTCTTCGTGTCTTGTACATCTCAGCTACTTCTAATCTAGCACAGAAACAGTTAGGGTTCATTAAACAAATCTTCGAGAGTGATGTTCATAGACACTACTGGCCTGACCATGTACACCCTGAGGAAGGTAAGAGAAGTAAGTGGACTCAGACTGAGATTGAACTAGACCACCCTCTCCGTAAGTTTGAACAAGTCCGTGACCCTAGTATTATGACTGCCGGTCTTACCACAGGTATCACTGGTCTCCACTTTGACATCGCAGTATTGGATGACGTAGTTGTCTATGAGAATGCTTACACTCAAGAAGGTCGTAATAGAGTTGAGACTCAGTACTCTCTCCTAGCCTCTATCGAAGGCACTGGAGCACAGGAGTGGGTTGTAGGTACACGGTACCACCCAAAGGACCTATACTCTCTCATGCTTGAGATGATGGAGCCTACGTTCGATGACGATGGTCAAGTCACAGGGGAAGAGAGTATCTACGAGATTCTAGAGAGAGAAGTAGAAGATCGTGGTGATGGTACTGGTGAGTTCCTCTGGCCTAGACAACAACGTAAAGATGGTAAGTGGTTCGGCTTCGACATCAGAGAACTAGCTCGTAAGAAAGCTAAGTACGTAGACCGTACACAGTTTAGAGCTCAGTACTACAATGACCCTACTGACCCTGACTCTCGTCCTATCGACTATGATAAGTTCCAGTACTTTGACAGGAGTCACCTAACTCAGGATAATGGTTCTTGGTTCTATAAGAATAGGAAACTAAACCTAGTAGCTTCTATTGACTTCGCTTACTCTACTCGTAAGGAGGCTGACTTCACAGCTATCGTAGTAGTTGGAGTGGACATGGATAATAATATTTATGTCTTAGATATTGATAGGTTCCAGACTGATAAGATATCTGATTACTTCAAGAGGCTCCTTGGTCTTCATAATAAGTGGGGTTACAATAAGCTCAGAGCTGAGACTACAGCTGCTCAACAAGCAATCGTTAAGTCTCTTAGACAAGACTACATTGGACCTTACGGCCTCTACATCAAGATTGAAGAGGTCAAACCTACGAGGCATGAAGGTTCTAAAGAAGAGAGAATGGAAGCTGTCCTAGTACCTAAGTACGACAATATGCAAGTCTTCCACTACAGAGGTGGTAACACTCAAGTCCTAGAAGATGAACTAGTCTCAACTAACCCACCCCACGATGACGTTAAGGATGCACTAGCTAACGCTATTGAGGGAGCTGTAAGACCAGCTAGAGGGTTTGGTAAGAAGAAAGAAACTAATGTCGTATACCACTCTAGGTTTGGTGGCAGAGCTTTTTAAGGAATTAAGATGGCAAGAACTACAGTAGATGTCCACAGCCTGCTAGATGCTGACAACCTAGCTAAAGAGATTTCCAATCGCTGGACTCTCTGGAACAACAACAGAGCTGAGTGGACTGAAGAGAAGGAGGAGTTGCGTAACTATGTCTTCGCTACTGACACTCGTTCTACGTCTAATCGAAAACTTCCTTGGGCTAACTCAACTACTACTCCTAAGCTTACACAAATCTATGATAACCTCAAAGCTAACTACGCAGCTGCTCTCTTCCCTAATACACACTGGATGAAGTGGGAAGCTTCAGATGTTGAGTCAGCTAATAAGGATAAGGCTGCTACAGTCCAAGCCTACCTTGAGAATAAACATAGACAGTCTGGCTTTGAACAGGAGATGGACAAACTAGTTGATGACTTCATCCTCTATGGTAACTGCTTTGCTACTGTCTCTTACGAGAGTGAGTACAATGAAGTTGATGAGGAACTCATTGCTGGTTACATTGGTCCTCGTGTAAGCCGTATCTCTCCTCATGACATAGCCTTCGACCCTACAGCTGCTACCTTTGAAGACACACCTAAGATCACTAGGACTATTGTCTCTATGGGCAGAGTAGCTACTGATCCTCTCTTCGAGACTGTTAAGGATCGTATGATTGCCAACAGACAGAAGGTATCCTCTTCTGACTATACGTCTAAGAGTAAAGGGTACATTGCTGATGGCTTCGCATCTATCGAACAGTACTACCAGTCTGAGTATGTAGAACTCTTGACATTCTATGGCACTATCTATGACCTAGAGAGTGGTGCTGTTAAAGCTAATAAGAAGATTGTTGTAGTCGATAGAGCTTATGTAGTCATTGAGGAAGACATCGCTAGTTGGTTAGGGAGTGCTCCTATCTTCCACGCTGGGTGGCGTAAGCGTCCTGATAACCTCTACGCTATGGGTCCCTTGGATAACCTAGTAGGTATGCAATACCGTATCGATCACCTTGAGAACCTTAAGGCTGATGTCTTCGATCAGATTGCTTACCCTGTTAAGAAGATCAGAGGCTCTATTGATGACATCTCAGATGACCTAGGAGAGCATATCTACCTCGGGGATGAAGGTGATGTTACATACCTAGTACCAGATGCTACAGCTCTTAACGCTGACTTCCAAATCCAAACCTTGGAGAATAAGATGGAAGAGATGGCTGGTGCTCCTCGTCAAGCTATGGGTATCCGTACCCCCGGTGAGAAGACAGCCTTTGAAGTGCAGACACTACAGAATGCTGCTAGCCGTATCTTCCAACACAAGGCTGCACAGTTCGAGAGAGACTTCGTAGAGCCTCTCCTTAACGCTGAGCTAGAGGCAGCTAGACGTAACATGGCTCAGTCTGAGATGATTGCAGTATCTGATGATGTCTTGAGTGCTACACTCTTCCAGACTATTACTAAGGAAGACATCACAGCTAAAGGGAAGATTGTCCCTATCGGAGCTAGACACTTTGCTGAGAGAGCGCAGAGAGTTCAGAATGTTAACCAACTAATTCAGATTAAAGCTAGTGATCCTACAGTTGGAGTACACCTTAGTGGTAAGAGTATTGCTAAACTACTCGCTGAGGAACTAGGAGAGAAGGCTCTGTACAAAGAGAACGTAGGTGTAGACGAACAACTAGAGACACAAGAAGTAGCTCAAGATGCACAAGTAGATGCAGAAGAAAGACAACTAGTAGCAGCAGAAGAAGGATTGTAAGATGCCACGTGAAACACTGAGAGATAGAGTCTACCGTCAGAAACTGAAAGACAGTGGGTATAATGAACAAACCCACCCACCTATGTTTGAAGGCGGTATGCATATTAGGAATGTAGGCTTCAAAGATAACAACCCATTCCCCGGCCCCGGTAAGACAACCGGAGGGAAGACAGTGACTAAGAAGAACACACGTAAAGCACCTAAACTTGCTAAACCTAAGAAGCGTAAGAAGTAATGAACGTCAATTGGCTAGCAGGACATAAGGACAAAGAGAAGAGAAAGAAGCAGGTACTGACGTATAAACCTGTTCTTGACGACTTGATCTCAGTCATAGAGAAGTCAGTCAAGAAGAAAGATAATGTTAGGGACTATGATAAGCCTAACTGGGAGCTACGTCAAATAGCAGTCAATGAGTACAACCAAGCTCTATCTGACTTAATTGAATTAATCAAACTAAAGGAATAAAGACTAACCATGTCTATCTTTAATCAAGACTCTTCAGACCCCACCAAAGGTACTCAAGAGCAATCAGGCGACAACCCTCAAGGTCAACCTAACACCAAGGATGATTATCTAATGAAGGTTGTGGAGATGAAAGGTCAGCACTGGACTGATCCTCAAGAAGTAGCTAAAGGGTACCTGAACGCTCAGGAGTATATCCAACAGCTAGAGGAGAAGACTAAGGCACTGGAAGAAGCAGCTACTAAGGCTGACTACGGACAGGAGATTTTGTCTCTGCTTCAAGAGAAGGCTAAACCACAACAGGCTGCGACTCTTGAATCCACCGACCCCAATGGCAGCGCACTTGAACAGACTCAGCCACAAGCAGGGAATGTTAGTGAAGAGGTTCTAGAAAGCCTTGTAGCAAAAGTACTGACTAACCGAGAAGCTGCTAGTACTGAAGCTCAGAACAGAGCGGACGTAGAAGCTAAGATGCAAGAGTCCTTCGGGACCGATGCAGGTGATCACTTGAAAGCTAAGTCTAAAGAACTTGGTATCTCTCTTGATCGTCTTAGTGATCTAGCTGGTGAGTCTCCCTCAGCATTCATGGCCTTGATGGGTCAGAGTGCGCCTAAGGAAACTAACCAGACACTGCATGGTTCTCTCAATACATCAGCTGCTTTGCAACACCGAGAGGAACGAGACGTTAGGTATTACACTAACCTTATGAAGAGTAATTCTAAGGAGTATACTAAAGCCTCAGTCCAGAAACAAATGCGAGAAGATAAAGCCCGTCTGGGTTCTCGCTTCTTCAACTAACAAACTTTACTTAGGAGTACCATACAATGGCTACTGAAACCGTCGCCAATAACCAGTTGCTCATTGATGATGACATCTATTCTGCAATGCTCAAGGAAGCACTTCAGGATGAGCTCATCGCAATGCAGTGGGTAGACTGGCTGAATGACTTTAACCAAGGCGCTCACACTTATCGTATCCCATCGATTGGTGAAGCAGTCACTGATGATTATGTCGAAGGAGAGGCGATTAAGTTCCGTCCGTTCGACAAAGGTGAGTTCACCATGGTCATCGACAAGCACAAGACTTCGGGTCACTCGATCTCTGACATTGCTATGGAAGATGTTGACTATGCTTCGCAGCTGGTCGCTAAGATTCCATCGTCTGAGCTTCGTGCTATCATGAAGGCTGTTGAGACTGACATCTTCAAGTTGCAGGACAAACAGACTGCTGCTGATACCAACACTATTAACGGTGAGAAACACCGCTTCGTAGGTACTGGTACATCTAACCAGATCGGTATTGAAGACTTTATGCGGGCTAACCTCTCGCTCAATAAAGCTAACGTCTCAGCTCGTAACCGTATCGCTGTGGTTGACCCCTCGGTTGAGTATACTCTCTCGACCCTGACCAACCTGACATCAGTATCTAACAACCCAATGTGGGAAGGTGTAGTTGCTGAGGGTATGACTTCGGGTATGCGCTTCACTAAGAACGTATACGGCTGGGACATCTATGTCTCTAACTATCTAGATGAGATTGAATCTGAAACTCTGGAGACTGTCGATTGTGCAGGCTTCAAAGCTAACATGTTCTTCTCAGCTGATGGTGAAGAGAACCCCTTCAAGGGTGCTTGGGCTCGTATGCCTCGCTTCAAATCTTGGCGGGATGAAGACCGTGAAGAAACTAAGTACGCTACTTCCAGCCGTTATGGTTTGGACCTGTACCGTCCTGAGTCTCTCATTGTCATTCCTACCAACACTTCGGTATAAGGAGAATTAACAATGGCTAATGAAGTAAATGCTGATGGCCTGTTGATCCAGTATGGTCCACAGGAAGTACGTAACGTAGGTATCGTTGATGCCAATGCTAAGCGTCTCGTAGCTACCATCGACTTGACTGACCCTCTTGGGTTTACTGCTGACCTCGACAACGATGGTACTGCTGATGGATACGCTGAGGATGCTTTCATCCCAGCTGGTTCTTTCATCACTAACTCGTACCTGATTGTCGATGAAGCTGCTGCTGGTGGTACATCTATCACCATCGGTTTGTATGAGGTTGATGGTACAGTTATCGATGCTGATGGTATTGATGCTGCTGTGCTCACTGCTGCTATGGCTGCTAACAAGGCTGTCGTCAATGACGGTGCTCTGGTTGGTGGTACTGATACTGTAGGGGCTGCTGATGCATACCTCTTCGTAGCAGCTTCGGGTACCTTTACAGCTGGTAAAGCTAAGCTGGTTGTAGAGTACATCACTGTATAACTAAACTACTAGGGGAGGGCTTAAGTGTCCTCCTCTAACCTACTGTACATGGAGCTACTATGCCTGATATCTTACACTCTAATCTAACTAACTCAGAAATCCATGAGCCTAAGGGTGTAGCCAGTGCAGCCAATGGTACAGTCTACGTAGCTGATGGTGCTGGTTCAGGAGCTTGGGCTTTAGCTGAACCTAAAGGAATTGACACAGCTGCCACTGATAAAGTCTATGTCTCAAATGGATCAGGTGGTGGAGTATGGAAGACTCTCGTCAATAAAGGGTGGGAGAACATTGACCACGGTGGTGTCTCACAGTCCCTCACAAGCGGTGTAAGGACACTTGTCTTGAATGATGGGGCAGGCCCAGCAACTATCACTACCTACCAGCTACCGGACTCTACAGGCTCTGTATGGGACGCTTCTACTAACTCCTTCGATTGGTCTGCTGCTGACCTCAAGGTAGGGGACACGGTAGATATTAGATTTGATATTGATTACACTGTCAACTCAGCTAACGATGGGTTCCTATTTGAGATTGATCTAGGGATAGGAAGTGCTACTAACATTACACTCCCTATTGATAACTTCAATATTGATGTAGCAGGGACACAAAAGAGAGTCCCATTTAAATCTTTCTTTATCGGCAATGAAGACATTCTAAACAACCCAGCTCAACTCTATGTGACTGCTGATTCAGCTAGTGACTCTATCTCTGTCAATGGCTGGTATGTAAGAGTTAACCCACTTAACCCGAGGTTCTCATAATGAAGAAGACACTCCTTGAGATTGTTAAGTCAATCCTATCTGACATGGACTCAGAGGATGTGTCTAGTCTCTCTGATACTATTGAAGCTCAACAGGTAGCATCTATTGTAGAGGATACATTCTATAATGTCATAGCCTCTCGTATGATCCCTGAACATCAAGAACTAATTAAACTAACACCAGCTTCAGACTCTGCCCACCCTACTCACTTCCATTACCCAACTAATGTTAAAGAGATTACTAAGGTATGGTATGAAGATGAGGATGGAGCTTATCGTAAGGTTGACTGGTGTGATCCTATGACGTTCCTTGAGCGCACAGACTCTACCTCTGACAACTATGATACTGTACTAGATCAGAATGGAGGTACTAAGCTACGTATCTCTAACGATGAGACACCTACTTACTATACATCATTCGATGACTATTGGATAGTCTTCAACTCCTATGACTCGGATGAAGACACTACTCTTCAAGCTAGTAAGGTGAGAGCCTACGGAACTAAGTACCCAGTCTTCGAACAGTCAGACTCTTATATCCCTGACCTAGACGCTACTATGTTCCCTTACCTAATTGCTGAAGCTAAGTCAACTGCTATGTCTCTCCTTAAGGGAGGGTCAGACCCTAAGATTGAACAGGCTGCACGTAGACAGAAGTCTTATGTACAGAATGATATGTTCAGAACTAAAAGAAACCCTTCACGGAGAAACTATGGACGTAAGTGAAACCCTTGATGAGATGGGAGTACCTATGTTTGTAGTGAAGACTCCCAAGTTTGCATCAGCCTTTGAGGTCCGTAAGAAGTTTGGGAGAGGTCACTACTACGAGATTAAGAGAACTAAGGGTGATACCCCTAAGGCTCTAGCAGGTCTCTATACAAACCATGAGAGAGCTCTATCGGCTCTTAGTCTCTACATTATCAAGTCTAAAGATTCTCAGGCTGTACAGAGAAACAAGAAGACAACACGAAGAGAGAAGTTTAAACAAGATGCCTCAACAAATGGACCAGACAATAAGGAACACGTTCAGCAAGGGACTCCTGACTGAGTTCTCTGAACTTAACTTTCCTACTGAAGCCTCAGTTGATGAGCTTAACTGTACTCTCTTCAAGGCTGGCAACAGGACTAAGAGACTAGGCTTAGAGTATGAGGCTAGCTATGAGTTGTCTACTAATGTCTATGATGAAGGAGTTCTCTCAGGCTCCTACTCATGGGACAACGTAGGTGAGGATTCAGATGTACAGTTTGCTGTAGTCCAGATCGGTTCCCTCCTTAGGTTCTATGAGAAAGGTGAGGGAGCTCTATCTGGCTCAGCTGTACCTGTATCAGACTCTGACTCATCAGACTACATTCTTAACATGAACACCTTCAATAAAGTAGGTGGTGAAGGAGCTCAGAGTTCTCATGTTGATGTCACATCCATTAATGGTAGACTAGTCGTAGCCTCCCCTCAGATTGAGACATTCTATATTGAGAGAGATGAGGCTGATGGTTCTTTCTCTACGCATCTTATTGACTTCAAGATCAGAGACTTCACTTACCTGTCAGATAGAGTAGACCTAACTTCTGAAGGTACCTCACCTCCTACTGCTAATAGAGCGTACGACACTGCTAACTGTGGCTGGGTAGGGGATAACGGTGAAGCTGCCTTGGCCTCTTATGAAGCTAGTAACTCAGCTTACCCTCCCTTGTCCCACCCTTGGTATTCAGGTAAAGCTTCTAATAGTTTGTTCTCTATCGTCCAGTGGGAGCAGGTCTACTCTGGGAATACTCTCATTGTCAATGGCCACTTTATTCTTGACTTGTTTACCCAGAATAGATCAGCTGCCTCAGGGTTCTCAGTAGATTCTACCCCTATCACGAGTAGGTTCTCATCTGTTACCTCCTTTGCTGGTAGAGTATTCTTTGCTGGTGCTGATGAGAAGGTATACTTCTCTCGTATCCTTGAGGACTTCAGTGACATTGGCAACCTATATCAGATCAATGATCCTACCTCTGAGGAGACATCAGACCTCCTAGACACTGATGGTGGCTACATTACAATCCCTGATGCTAATGGTATTAAGAAGCTATGTACCTTTGGTGCCTCTCTCCTAGTCTTTGCTGACAATGGAGTATGGAGAATCACAGGTGTTGATAATGTCTTTAGAGCTACAGAGTACTCAGTATATCGTATCACTGATAATGGCCTCTCAGCTCGTAAGAGTTTTGTCCAAGGGCAGAATGGAGTTCCTTTCTGGTGGGGTTATACGGGTATCCATACTCTTTCAGTCACTGATGATGGAGGATTGATTGAACAGAACCTTACCCAAGATACTGTCCAGACATTCTGGAATGAAATCTCAGGGGATAGTAGAGCCTCAGTATTCTCAGAGTACGATGGACTAAACGATGTAGTCCTTTGGTTCTACCCTGACGATGACGAGACTGTAGAGGGTAAGGTCAATAACATCCTTCTACTAGATACTAGACTAGGGGCCTTCTACCCTTGGAGAGTCTCGGACTTAGATACTGATACTCCTTACATCATGGGGTCTAGCTTCTACAACGGTAAGGGTTCAAGCTCTGTTACTTATAATGTTGTAGACTCTAACGATAATAACGTAGTAGACTCCTCAGGTAATAATGTCACAGTCGACAGAACCAGTGGTATCATCAGGTCTTCAGCATTACAACTTCTAGTAAGGGACCCCTCAGGCTCTATTACATTTGCTGAGTTCACTAGCACTGATATGCTAGACTGGAATGAGGTTAACTATGAGGCTTACGCTGAGTCAGCATACAACTTCATGGGTGATCTAGGACGTAGGAAGAACTCTCCTTACATCACAGTATTCCTTAAGACTACTCAGACAGGTTGGGTATCTAACCCTGATGGGTCTTATACAGCTGTCAGACCTTCTAGTTGTAGGGTATCAACCTATTGGGACTTCAGGAAAACTATATCTTCTGTAAGACAAGAAGCTTATAGAGAGAAGTTTACTGTTGACAATACTCTCGTTTCAGAGTATGATTATCCTTATACCGTTGTTGCTACTAGACTTAAGACTAGAGGCAGAGGTCGTGTAATGAGGGTTAGGTTCGAAGGTAAAGAAGGTTATGACTTCAACCTACTCGGATGGGAAACTTTGAATGGAAGAAACACCAGCTATTAAGAGTAAGAGAATTAGATTAGTAGAGACTACTACTTACGGTATAGACCTAGAGTATAATGATGACTTTGCTATCTTACATATTCCTTATGTCAATAAGTTCAATAGAACAGTCCTAGCTGATATGGTCCTTAAACTTGAAGACTTAGGTGACTTCATAAACTGTATGGGATACCCGAGGATTCACTTAGGTATTCCTACTACAGACATCACAACACAGAAGCTAGCCCTAAGGCTAAACTTTGAACTCAAGGGTGAGAGCCAAGGCTTTAGCATCTACGAGTTATGGGTAGGAGATTAAAGTATGCCACAGATTGCACTAGTAGCAGGAGCTGTAGCCTCAGTAGTAGGAACAGTAGCCTCTTACTCACAACAACGTAAAGCCTCTCGTCTGTCTCAACAACAGCAGGCTGTAGCTACACGCCGCAGTCAACGTCAGGCTATCAGAGCTTCTCAAATCAGACGTGCTCAGTCAGTAGCCTCAGCTCAAGCTGGAGGTTCTCTTGAGAGTTCAGGAGCTAAGGGAGGTATCGGTGCTCTCAGTTCTCAACTAGGTGAACAACTAGGTTTCTCCACTCAAATGTCAGGACTCTCCCAAGAGATCGGTAGTGCCCAGAGTAGTGCTAGATTGTTCGGTGATGTAGCTGGCCTAGGTCAACTAGGTGTACGCTATGGTGTAAGCAAAGGGGCTACCCTAGGTGGTTTCTGGGATTCCATCCAACCTAATAAGGCTCCTCTCTCTGGAGGTGGTGGCAAGTAATGGCAGACTTTATTGACTCCGTAGTTCCTGAAGAACCATTCCTTGAGATTGGTGTAGCTCCTAAGGAGACTACTAAGACTGATATTGACATTAAGAAAGATTGGTTAGCCTTGACACTAGAGCTTACTAGTGATGAGGTAGCTGCTGGTATGGAGTCAGGACAAGAAGCCCTATTCACTAACCAAGCGAAGTCTAAAGCTAATGGAGTTAACACATCTAAGGCTGAGGAGAAGGTCTCTAAGGTTCTCTCTGAACAGCCTGAGGATGCTGAGGATCAACTCCTAGAGGCTGGTAGACAACTACAATACACTGACTATGTCTCCCCTGACTTCGCTGCTGCCTTGAATGAGCATGATACATTCAATGAGACACAGAAGAAGATGTTTGACAAGCGTATGGCTGCTGAGCGTATTGTCTCTCGTAAGCGTGGTGAGAGTACTGAAGGCTTCGTAGCAGGCGTAGGTTACTTCCTAGATACAGCTGTGTCATCTATCGTACACAATGTTATTGGTGGTGGAGCTAGTCTTATCGGTATGGGTGAGGAGACCTTTGAAGGTGGTGCTCAACTACAGGACCTAGCTCAAGAAGCTGCTATGCTCTATGTCTCTGACATCCCAGCTGATGAGTTCGAACAGAGGTTTGAAGCTATCCTTGATAGGGTACAGGATGCGGGTGGCTTTACTGAGGACAATCCATTCTACCTAGAAGGCTTCCTAGCTATGGTAGATGAAGGTGGTGTAGGTCTTAACACTGACTTCGAACTACTCTTTCAAGCACTAGACATAGTATCCTTGGGTACATCCTCAGCCGCTAAGATGGCTGTTAAGGCAGGTGCCCGTAGCGGCTCTGTCCCTAGAGCTGTGTCTAAGTTCAAGAGTTCAGATGAAGCTGCCAAGATTGTAGTACGTGAAGGAGACAAGAGAGTAGACTCTTCAGCTGTCTCTGAAGGCACAAGTACAGCTATGATTAGACCAGCTACTGAAACTCCTGACTACCATGCAGCCCCTGAGATGCTGGCTATGAGGGACCTAGAAGCTAACAACGCTATCTTCACAGCCTTTAAGCAGTATGACTTTGGTCCTTTCGTAGACCCAGCTATCATTGCTGAGAAGAAGGCAGGATGGCTAGAGGAGACTCGTGAGCTTAACAAGAAGTACAAGCGTAGAGAACTAGACTATAACATTAGAACTGATTCCTTCGGTAATATCTTTGGTCAAGCATTCCTTGGTAAGAGAGATGGTAAAGCCTTTAAGACTCTTAAGGGTGCTGAGAACTTTGCCAATGACATAGGTGGTGATGTAGTTAAGCAGCTCCATGAGGGGAAGGAACAATGGATTGTCACTAAGGAGTGGGCTATTCCTACTGAGGGACTAGCTGATGCTACTGATGTACAAGAATTAGCTACAGGATTCTTCTCTAGTATCTTGTCTACCACAGCTAAGACTACCCCTGAACTAGATGCTATCCTTAAACAAGGTGAGGCTAAGACATCTCTAGTCCTTAATGATCTAGGTAAACAGTATAAGAAGGTAAGCCGAGGAGTTAAGTGGAGTGAACGTAAGAATGTTGATGCTATCATGGAAGACCTCCGTGATGACCCTCTTGTCAACTCTCGTATCGAACCTTATACTACTGAGGAGTTCAGAGATACTTATACTGCTAAGCATGGTGTAGAACCACGTAAGGAAGTACTAGACTTCTACGACACCCTTGTTGAGATCAATGATGTAGACTACTATATCAACGCTGATAGACTTCTTAAAGAGGCTGTCAACAATAAGGAAGAGATGGTAAAGGTTAATGGTGTCTTCCGTAGGAGTAGAGTAGTCAAAGACCTAGAGCCTGACGAGAAGGTATGGGATAACCACACTAAGAAACTAGTAGACTTCAGTGACCTTGATCCTGAGGTTGCAGTCGTACGTGAAATAGATGGTATGCTAGACCTCGAAGGTATTGGCTTGGTACGATACACTGTAGACCAAGCAGCTATCACACGTAGGTTGTACCACTCTGATGTGTTACCTTATAACATAGGTGGACATCGTAAGTACTCGACCCAACAGAAGTTCTTCCTCAAACAAGAATCAGATATTAAACTTGCAGGTGGTAAGACTACTAAGGGTACACCTAAGACATTCATGGGTGTACGTTTTGAACAGGAAGCTAAGATTACAGCTGACCAATGGAATACTATCTCAGCTGCTATTAAAGCTGATCTCCCAGTCGACCAAGTTAATAAAGTAATCCTTGACAACAATGCTTGGAATAGAAGTATTGAAGATGTAGCTGACCTAGAGAACTTCGCAGCTGAACACAACCTTGATATCCTCAAAGAGGTTCAGTGGGTTCCTGACGGTGAGGGTCTAGAGGGAGGCTTCGCAGGTAAGGGTACAGTAGGTGATGGGTTTAGGAACTCCCTTAACTCAGCTAAGAGACGTGGAGACAAACCTCTTATTGGGTTTGGTGGAGAGGGTCTAGATACTCTTAACCCTACTAAGGCTATTGAGAGAGGCTTTGCTCAGACTGTAGCTCGTAGAGGGGAGATGAACTATCTCTTCAATGCAATCACAGGATGGACTAAAGCAGCTCAAGACTCAGGGGCTATCACTAAGGTAGACGCTAATGCTGTCTCCCCTAAGGCTCTGTTCGACTCCGTACAGTTGTCTAAGAGTTCAGTAGGGGTAGCCTTAGAGACTGAGAGACAGACTATTAGACAGAGATTGTCTAGTACCACATCGCTAGTCACAGCTGAGCGTAATCTTATGTCTTCTATTGCTAGCTTTGTCTACGGTAAAGGTGGTGTTAAACTTGCTAAGACACTAGACTGGGCTTCCACTAAGGACCCAGCTGGTTTCCTACGTGCTATGGCCTTCCATACTAAGCTAGGTATGTTTAACATTGACCAAGTTTATGTACAGGCTAACCAAATCATTAACATCATGGGTGTGACATCAGCTACCATTGGTCCAATAGGGGCTGTACGTAGTGTACTAGGTGTCCTCCCTATGCGTATGGCCTTGGTTAAAGATATCCCTGATGGTGCCCTTGCTCATATTGCTAAGGTTCAAGCTCCATTCACTGGTATCTCAGCTGATGAGTTTATCACCTTGAGAGATTGGTTTAAGTCTACAGGTAGGAATATCGTAGATAGAACTGTAGTCGAGGAGAACAACTCAGTAGCATTCTTAGGTAGCTCAGTCCTAGACTGGGGTCAAGTCTTCTTTAAGGAGGGTGAACTAGCTTCTCGTATCTCAGCCACTACTGCTACCTTCCTTGAACGTAAGGCTAAAGGTTTCAAGGAGGACATCTTCGATCCTCATGTAACTAGACAGATGATGCAGAGACAAGACGTACTGACAGCTTCTATGACATCAGCTTCAGCTGCTCCTTGGCAACGTAGTCTTATGGCTGTACCACTGCAGTTTACAACTTACCATGTGCGTATGGTGGAACAACTCTTCACTGATCGTATCCTTACACCTAAGGAACGTGTCAGTCTAGGTTTGTCTCACCTATTGTTCTACGGTACAGCTGCTGTCCCTGCTGCTGGGTTCCTTCAAGATAAGCTAGGCTTTGATGGAGTTGTAGACCCTAACAGTGGAGCCTATGACTATGTTAGGTATGGTGCTATGGATGCTATCCTTACTGGTCTGTCAGGTGAAGAGACAGCCTTGAGTACTCGTCTTGCAGTCGGGGAGGGTGTATGGGACCTATTGGTTAAGTTCTCTCAAGAACCTCTACCTACCTTGGCAGCTGGCCCCGGTGGTGGTATCACTATTGAGAGTCTCTCAGCCCTTACAAAGTTTATGAACAATGTGATGGGTGGTCACTTTGAGATGGCTACTTATGATTGGAATAGATTTGCTAGGAATGTATCGTCTTACAATAAAGCTTATGTCAACTACGTTGGACGTAGGTACGGTGAGATGATCTCTCGTAACACTGAGGCTGCACTACAGACTGATATGTCTACAATTGAAACTACCTTAGCTACTATGGGTATCCCTCTTAGAGAGCAGGATGTACTCTGGTCTACTGTACCTAATCTTAAACAAGAGAAGGCACAGTTTGAGAGACATGTTAAAGAAATCCTTAGGACTAACAATATCCTCAATAGAGAACTAAGGGAAGAGACTAAAGACTACGATAAGATCGGTAAACTCATTGAGAACATAGGAGCTCAGATGGCTATCCTACAGCCTCATGAGAAGAGGAAAGCCCTTCAGAGATTGAAGATGAACTCTGATGTTATTAACGGGTTCCTTCGTAACCTAATGACTACTGGTCATACAGAAATCGCTAACAAATTGGAGGCTATGCAGAATGGCAACCCTTAATCCTCAGCTGAATACTGGTGTAAGCTTTGAGCAACCAGTTGAGACACCTTCCCTTCTGAGTGGGGTTGCTGGTATAGCTGGTGCTTTTATCCCTACTAAGACTACAGTAGCTAAACCTTCAGCTAAGGAGCTAGAGGGGGCAGCTCTACGTCCCTTCACTAAGAGACTGGATGATATCTTCAACTCTGACCTGAGTGATTCAGATAAGAAGAGACAGGCTCGTAGACTGGGTAAGGACTACATTGTTAATAACCCTGAGTATAGGGATGGAGCTACTGATGTACTCTCTAACTACAATGTAACTATCCAAGCACCTGAGGTTGACCTTGAGAGCTCTTACGTTGATAATGTTCAGAACTTCCTAGGAACTGTAGAGGGTCAGCAGGCTCTAGTAGAGGCTACAGTCTTTGGTCCTAATGGTCAGGTAGATGAAGTAGCTACTCTCAATAATGTTGAGGTTAAGTATCAACAAGACTTAGCTCATAAGGCTGATATTAAACGTACATCAGAAGAGATGCAACTCTCTCAAGATGATGCTACACTGTGGAAGAACAAGAGTACTCGTAAGGTTACTGAGCTTAGTTCTGGTTGGCTTAAGAAGTCTGAGAACTACATTGACTCAGTGACTAAACTAGCCCTCTCCGGTGACCCTTCAGTGGACACCCCTGAGGAGCAACTAGCTTGGCTACGTAGTAAGAGGGCTGAGCTACATAACACCTTTGTGTCTGACGCTACAGCCGCTGGTCTACACCCGTCAGCCTACAAGACAGGTGAAGGTTCTAAGAATATTGCCACAGCTCTGACTCCCATTGATACTATGATCCAGTTGATGGAGTCTAATACAGCTGACGCTACTATGTTCTTTAACGCTACCCAGACAGCTGCTAAGCAAGATGCTTTGATTAACATGATTGACTTCTTTGGGTCTCAAGCGGCACTACCAGCATTCCAAGATGCTATCATGCCTATGATTGCTCAGCAAGCCTACAAAGAGGACACCTCTAAGTTTCTATCGGACATGTCCATTAACATTGATATGGGAGCATTGAATGTCTTTGAGGTAGGGTCAGAGGTTAGTGATGAAACTCTAGAGAAGAACATAGACGTAGCTCAGGCCAGTGACCCTGAGACTAAGCAGAAGATTGTAGAGGTTAATACAGCTGCTCTTAACAGTCAAGGCAGTGGAGACCATACAACTGATTCACGTATGGCTACTACTAACTTCAAAATGCTTAGGGCAGCTAATGCTAGGCTAGGTGGTAGTGTATTGTCTCAGGTCTACAACCCAGTCGCTGTTAACTCAGTCTCTGAGATTATTGCTAAGGGTGACGCCTTCGCAGCTGAGACTAAAGAAGCCTACACGAACTTTGCTAGTGAGCAGCTACGTATGAACATGGAGTTCATTGCAGACAACACTGATGCTGGTGTAGGTCTAGGCACTCGTATGGTTAATGGTGTTCTCCATGCGACTAAGGACGGAGTAATCTTTGATAGGTCTGGTCTTCTTAACACTAATGAACAAAACCTACTTAAGGCTGTTAAGAATGTTAACACTATCAACTCTAACTCTAAAACTATTTTAGGGATGAAGGATGAGGAACCTTCTACTGTCCTTCCGTTCCAGAATCTAGGTCTGACAGGTGAAGGTGGTGACAATGAGGTAGGTGGTAGCCAAGGTGGTGATACTTTAGAATCTACCGTGTCACCTACTGATCTTATCGCTGGCTTCGAGGGCTTTAGTCATGGGGCCTATTGGGATGTCAATGCGTATAGAGCTGGCTTTGGGTCAGATACTATCACTAGAGCTGACGGAACTGTAGAGAAGATTACCGAAACTTCTCAGGTAACAAGACAAGATGCTCAACGTGACTTAGCTAGACGTACACAGGAGTTCCAGAATAAAGCTAGAGCTAAGGTAGGTGGTGAGACTTGGGATAAACTCCCCGGTAATGTGACAGCAGCTCTTACATCTATTGCCTATAACTATGGGTCTATCCCAGATCGTCTCCTTGAGTCTATTAGGTCAGGAGATATTGAATCTATAGCTACTGCTGTCGAAGGGTTAGGCTCAGATAACGATGGCATCAATAAGGAACGCAGGGGTAAGGAAGCTGCATTGATTAGAGGCAAGGCGACACCACCACGTCCACCAGTCTCTGAGTACTCACCTAGACCTGAGGCTAGACCTGAAGTCTTTAAGACTGCTTCAGCTCCTGTTGAACCTACTATACGTCCTGTAGCCCGTCCTGAACCCCAGACTGGAGAGATTACCTTAGCTCAGGCTAGTACCTCTACAGGGAGCACAGAGAAGCCTACTCCTAGCCCCTCTACAGAGCCCCTGAAGCTACAGACTGATAAGCTCCTAGATAAACTAGGCTTGAAAGAAGATGAAGTACACCGATTCACCTCTGAGGAGGATGTCCGTAAGGCTATCCAAGATGGTAGTATCGGTATTGGTGATGTAATTATCTTGAATGGACAGGTTATTGTACTATGACATACAGGCTAGGGAATAAGAGTAGGTCTAGATTAAGGGGAGTTCACCCTGATCTAGTCGCTGTAGTTGAGAGGGCTATTGAGATTACTGAACAAGACTTCACAGTCTTAGAAGGTGTTCGTTCATACGATAGGCAGGCTTATCTGTATGAGGCTGGTAAGTCTAAGACTATGAACTCTAGACATTTGACTGGTCATGCAGTCGATCTGGGTCCGTACCCTTGGGGTGCTGATCTTGATAGAGATGGAGTCCATAATGGTGCGGACTGGGACAACTATTACCCTATTGCTGACGCTATGAAGGAAGCAGCTAGAGAACTAGATGTCCCTATTGAATGGGGCGGAGACTGGCGTTCCTTCAAGGATGGGCCTCATTGGCAACTTCCTTGGAGTAACTACGATGCCGACTCATGATCTCACTAATAGTCCACTGCTCAATGCTGTCCTATCAGCTGCTCTTATTGGATTAATGGGTTGGACTCTACTTACTGTTCATAACCTGAGTAAAGACTTAAGTGTTATGAATGCTACACTTCAATTTACTATCCAAGATAGGTACACGAGTACTGAAGCTAAGGCTGACAATCTAGTTCTTAAGGCTGAGATCAGAGACCTTAAAGATGATGTCGCTTCTTTAAGGTTAAGAGTGAAGGAGCTAGAGTCTAATGGTAACTAAACTGAGAGATGCAGCTTTAGTATTAGGGGTAGGTTTTCTCATTGGCTACTCAGGTGTCGTTAACACTTACGTAGTGAGAGAAGAACCTTATTCTAGTCCTGAGATTGAGAGTGTAGAGCACCTCAATGATAATGAACTAATCGTCTCTATCACCTTTAAGAAGAATGCTAACTCCTGTGTATGGGGTGGGCTTAGAGTCTTAGGGTACCTACCCTCAGGACAATTCAGAGAACTCTCTGTTGAAGACGTAGAGGGAGATAAAGGTGATAGGTTAGCTGGTTGGCACACTATCCACCTCAAACTTACGGGTGTCTCAGGTATAGCTTTCATTGAAGGGTACACTAGACACTTCTGTTCTGATGTTAAGAGAGATAGAGTCCTATTCCAAAAGAGTTTAGGTGGTGATGATGCTCCGTGATAAGACACTCAAGAGAGAACTTACAGCTCTATTCTCTATAATCCTATGTTGGGAGATTTATATTAACAATGTTGAAATGGTTGAGGTCATCGTCTGGCCTGTTGTTACCCTTATCGCTGCTTCTGCTGGTCTCCATCTCTACGGTGGGATGCAGCAAGGTGGGGGCTCTTTCACTTCTAACAGGGGGAGGACCCAACGTAGCAGCCAACGTCCAAGCGGGGAAGACAAATACCCAGACAATAGGGTCGACAAGTAACTATGCACCTAAGGTTAGTGTTAGACCTAACTCTAGGGTCGATACAGTAGACCAAAGTGTAGAGAATACAACTAATAATCAGTTGCCAGCGTGGCTATGGATAGTAGGTATTGTCTTATTTATCGTAGGCTGGGTGACAGATACACCATCTACTTATATTAGAAACTTTAAGGGGAGCCGTTAAGCTCCCCTTTTTGTTTATCTTACAGTTCTTCCCCTGTCTTCAATGAATAGGGTGTACACTTAGACTCTAAGAGAGTCCACTGTTTACTTGGGTGGAGTTTCTTATTCCTCTCATGCATAGAGTTAGCTAGTTCAGACCCTGCACTTAGACAGGTTAGCTCGTTAGGGAACATCATTGCTTCAGTGTGACACCGACCATCATTACTACAAAGGAGTATTACTCCTAGAACTACCTCTAACATTACTGCACCCTTTCAAAACTAGACACATCAGCTGATGAGACTTTAACTTCTTCCATACACCAGTCGAATAAGTTCTTAGCTAGAGTCATCTTCTCTTCAGGGGTACCTTGTGTCTCCGCTAGAGTAGTCATAATTAGAATCTTAACCTCAAGAGTGTTCATCAGTTTCTCCTACCATCTCTTCAATAATCTCATCACATAGTTGGACTAAGTACTGCCTCATTTTATTCTGTAACTCCTCATCAGGGAGTACTGCAATACCTAGGGACACTAGTTCAATAGATACTTTATACCGTAGTGTAGTCAACATTCGTCTCTCCTACTATCTTAGTTAGTTCAGCGAGGTACCACTGAGCTTTCATTAGGTCTTCATGTCCATTCTTATACCGCCATCGGTGCATGTACTTAGCTATGTTCCCTCGTAGGTATCCTATGTACTCCTCTGTAGTGAGGAAGTCTTTGATGTATACGATACACTCAATGTCTCCCTGCCCATAGTGGGTGGGGTTGTTTACTTTGTCCTCACTCACTTGTCAAAGCCTCCCATGCTACAGGGTATAGTCCCTTAAGAATCTCTCCAGCTTGCATAGCTACCTCTCTAGTCTCCTCTTGTGTGTACTCAGTCTTCCGTAGGTTGTACATCTTAGCCCATGCTGATAGAGTACCAGACCAATACCATTCTGTCAAGAGGGATTGTGGTAATACCATACGAGCTTGTTCAGGGCAAACACCCGAACTCAACATATCGCTATAAAGGTCAAGGCTATATGTTAAGTATCTATTATAGGCGTCATGAGTAGTCTGTTCTTTGAGGCCGCGCATACGAAGGAATGTTACCTCAGTGTCACCAGAACCCTGTTTAATGTTATCCGCACGTTCCCTCCACTTATCAGGGGCATAGAACTCAGGGGGGTCATCTACATACCTACGGCTAACCTCATTCCAAGGCATATACTCATGCTTCACTAGTTGTCTAGCTACGAAGATAGGAGCCTTAACATGCATAGTGATATAGGTGTGATGGAAGGGTGAGATGTGGTTGTGCTTCCCTAGGTAGTCAATTAGTTTAGTGTCCTTCTCCTCCTCAAACTCTCCATGCTTCTTACCAAAGGAGACCCGCGCTGAATTAACAACGCTAAGGTCCCCTCCCATGTGATCAATGTACGTTACTTCAATACTCAATTAACTACACTCCTTCTGTCCGGTTACAGGATCGAAGTAACAAGCTGATCCTTCATTAACAAAGTCTTTACTATCCTCTACCTTCTCTTCAGGTACTTCAGCTACATCCTCAGCTGCATCAGCATTAAGGATACCATATCGTTTACCTGAGACTCTGTAGGTCGTACATCCTGAGGCACCTTCATCATAGGCTTTCATGTAGACTTCCTTGAACTGATCCCAAGTAACTGAGTCACCTACGTTACAAGTCTTAGAGCAAGCTGAGTCTACAAACTTAGATGCTGCAGTCAGTACACTTACATGGTCGAAGACACTAAGGTCGTCAGCTTTAACCCCTTTGATACCCCACTCACGGTAAGCATAGTCGTCTACTCGTTCTACCTTAGGGCCATCAAAGGTTTGGATGGTACGTTTAAAGTAGTAAGAGAACACTGGTTCAATACCTGAGCTTACATTATCAGCAGATAGACTAATAGAGCCTGTGGGAGCGATAGACAGAAGATGAGAATTACGCAGACCGTGAACATTAATGTCATCTCGGATGTCTTGAGGAAGAGTCTTAGCAAACTCTGAGTCAAGTAGTTGTGTATCGAAGACAGGGAAAGGTCCTTTCTCTATAGCTAGAGCTACTGAACTACGGTAAGCTGTATCACGTAGGATTGTCATGACACTCTCAACAAACTGGATGAACTCAGGACTCCCGTAAGGGTAGCCACAAGCCTCACCAGCGTTAGCTAGACCCGTTACCCCTAACCCCATACGTCGCTTATCCTTAGCCTCCTTCTCTTGCTTAGGTAGTGGGTATACAGCACGGTCTACTACGTTATCCATAGCCTGTACAATAGGTGGGATGTCATGTTTGAACTGCTCATAGTTAAACGAGAGTACATCTTCATCTCCCATGTGGTCTTTATACACATACTTAGTAAGGTTGAATGAACCTAGGAGACATGCACCATAAGGAGGCAGGGGTTGTTCACCGCATGGGTTGGTAGCTGCGATAGTCTCACAGTAATGGAGGTTATTCTTCTTATTCATAGTGTCAATGAAGAGTACCCCCGGCTCAGCCCAGTCCCATGTAGCCCGTAGAATCTTATCCCACAGTGCCTTAGCTCTGATAGTCTTGTATACCCTACCATCGAAGACTAGATCAAACTCAGTGTCCTCCTTAACAGCCTTCATGAAGTCATCTGTAACACCTACTGAGATATTAAACTGAGTAAGCTTATCGTAGTTAGTCTTAGCCCCTACGAACTCTTCGATGTCTGGGTGGTCCACTCTAAGTACACCCATCTGAGCACCACGGCGATGTCCAGCACTAGAAATAGTTTGACATAGAGCGTCATAAATCCCCATGAAAGTAACAGGCCCAGATGAACGGGAGTTAAGAGACTTAATATTAGCCCCACGAGGACGAAGAGTAGAGAAATCATAGCCGATACCTCCTCCTAGCCGCATAGTTATACCAGCTTCTTTAGCCTTATCCATGATATCATCGAAGCTGTCCTCTACTGTCCCACTAACAAAGCAGTTATAAGGAGTGACGACCCGAGGAGCGCCCATAGCAGACTGTACCCTGCCAGCAGGAAGGAACCGCATATCATACAGAATGTCACGAACAACATTGAAGTGCTCCTCATCATCTTTAAGTGAGTCAGCTACCCGAGTCATAGCTTCTTTGAATGTCTCTCCTTCTCCTCGGTATTTCATAGCGTGAATCTCTTCACTGATAGGGAGAGTAGGTCCGTAATGTTTAGTCATATTAATCTTTCTTTGGGATAATGAAAAGGACAAGTAGGAAGAGTAGGATAAAGAAGACCCAGAGGCCAGCACTAATCCAGAGAGGTGAGAGTACCCACCACCAAGACCATGTGATATACCCTACCAATTTGAGGGTGATAAAGACGATAGTTAGCAGACCTACGAAACCAATCCCACTGCTGCTGCTAGAAGCTCCTTTAGTTTCATTAACCATTCACAAGGTCCTCCAAGTTTACCTTAGGATAGCTTTCATTCTTAAGAATCTTACCATCCTCTCTACGTTTAATAGTACCATCCTCTTGGATACACCGTCCAATGTTATTGTTATGTACTCGTTTAATAGCTTCGTCTAGGTCCCAGCCTCTTACATTAGCATAACCATAGATGACATAAACTAGATCAGCTAGTTCTTTAAGCTCTTCTTCAACACCTCCAAAGTCTCCATCACACCACTCCGTGTACTCTTCGTTAATGAGCGCGGTTGACATAGGTACATTAGGCTTCTGCCCTGTCACCTGAACAAAGTCTCGTACCATATCCATAGTTGACCAGTTAAATTCTAGTTGTTTCTTTGTCAAAGTACTCTCCTAAATCTTTTAGTATTTCTTCTTCAATCAGTAGTTTAATTACGTACTCTTGTTCAATGTCATGGTCTAAGAGTAGTTGCTCTAATCCATAGCTCATAGCTAGCATACTAATCTGCTCTTCCGTTAGATCATCCATACTCCCTCTCCAACATACCTAGACTAATAAACTGAGGCTCGAACCTACCCTCATCTACGTCCCTCATAAGAACCACTCCATTCCACCAATCATTGTTCGCCTGTCCTGCCCATGTCTCCTCATGTCCTTTGTAGCACCCGACCACCATGCCAATACTGCCCGGACCATCCTTGAAATACAGATCACGTTTATGAGAATGACCACAGACAGAAGAATTATGGCGATTGTTGATGACTGTATAAGCGTGATGTACACCAGAAGTAGCTGTGCCAAAGTTACCAGAACTAAAGAAGTGGCTGAAATCGACACCATTGTAGTTAGAGATGGAGGGGCCACCATTCTTGTACTCGTGGTATTCATCGAACCACTTGTCTGTTTGAAGATGCCCAAAGGATACCCCGTATTTTTCTCCCTCCATTCGTGGGTGCTCTGCAAGGTACTTCTTGATCCGATGTTCGTGGTTACCCTCATGTCCGATCCACGTTGGCTTCTTCTTCTTGTTCTTCTTGAACTGATGTCTGAGCCTACTTTGCGAATCATTGTACACCTCTATATCTTTCTCATATTGATTGGCAACTAGTGCCTGAGGGTACCTAGTATCGAAGGAGTTAAGTGATACCATGTCAGCACCATCACCTAGGTCAATAACCATATCAGGTCTGGTGTCATAGATATATTTACCTAGCCAATCAAACCTCTCGTTACTGTGCTTAGGGTCGGCATGTGCACAGCTGAATACTAGAATATCTTTACTCTTAGACTGGGCCATTGTTCTCTCCATAGTAACCATACTCACTCTGATCTCCCATCTCTAGGTCTTGCAAGTACATAGACAAGTCCTTCTGCATCTTAATGAGGTCACTACGAGTAAGTTGAAGTGTCACCTTCTTGCCACCGATCTCAAAGTTCATAGTATGTTTATCACTCAAGTCCATCTAAATCTTCCTTCTCTTCTTCGGTTAACCACTCTTCAGGTATAGTCTTAGCTGCGTACTTGTACCCATGCCTATTACACCACTGAGCATAGGTAGTGTTAGAAGCTTTACTTAGTTTAGCATTAGGATTAGAGAAGACAAATCTAATATCCAAGTGAGGGTATTGTTTCTTAATCTCTAGGTGCTTCCGTCTATCAGCAGCTACGAACCTTCCTTTAGTTTCAATGATGATTCCATTACTTAAGATGAAGTCAGGTGTGTATGTCCTAGTCCTATGGTCTAGCCACTTGATCTTCTTCTCTTCGTATGTAAACTTAACCTTCCTCTTACGTAACCAAGATGCTGTGTCCTTCTCAAGACCAGACCTATACCCATACTTAAGGGCTGCTTGTCTAGCCTTGAGAGCCTTTCCAGTTTGATGTTTAGTCACCAGCCATTAGCCTCCTTGAAGTTTCTTCTCAAGCTTTTCAATACTCCTCTGTAAAATAGCTAGGTGTCTTTCATCTTCGTCTTGTTCCCTCTTTAGTCTATTCTTATACTCCTCGTCAGTCTCTTCTCTTCGAGTAGAGATATATGTATTTACACAAGTGTCTCCGTACTGAACTTCTGTATCTACATTGAAGGAGGCTTCTTCACCGTGTTCTTCGATTAGCTCTTTGAACAGAGCCATACATTCTCCTAGAGTTTTGTATGATACATCTACCTCAAATTCTGTGTAGACCATCTTTTTCTTATTCTTTTCCTTATGAATCATTTTACTACCTCTGGAACCTTAGGCTCTTTTCCTTCCTTCACATAAGTCAAGTAAACAGGACCGCTGGCATATAAAAACGTTCTAGCTTCGGGCCAGCAGGTGTTCTTCCAGTCACAATACGAACAGTTAATAGATAGTTTTCGATTGCCAGTGGGGAGAAAGCGACCTTGCCTTCTATAACCCACTGGTTCGTCTTCAAATCCTCTGGCAGGAGTTTCTCCTCCATTAACCATCTCCTTTCTTTGTTTAACGAACTCTTCTTTACCCTCTAGTTCATCAGTGAAGTCATACATATCTAGGCATAGATGACCATTGACTTTATCGAAGGCTAGAAATCCAGCTTGAGTCTTGTCTTCAACCAGAGGATCATCTTGGCTAGCATAGAGATACGAGGAGAGTTGTTGGATGTACCCGAAGGGGTCCTCTTCTCGGAGTCTATGTTCCTTGAACTTCTTATATGAGTAGGGTGATGCTGTCTTAACATCCACAAGTATCCCATCAATTACACAATCCCTATGTCCTTTGATGCCTTGAATGTACATCTCATCTTGTTCTCCTTCTACCTTATGTCCAGCTGCTACAGCTAGTGAGAGGATGAAGTCTTCAAGTAGGTCACCGTAGAGAAACTTAAGATAAGTATTAGGTTGAAGTTCTTCCTTCTGTTTGGCATCAACATTACATTCGTACCATAGTTTACGTTCACATGGTTGTCCTAGATTAGACATCCTCAGTGAGCCCTTCTCTCTTACCTCTTCTTCAGGGGTGAGACGAGAGAGCAAGGTTTCCCCTACCCTCTCTTTGAAGTACTCATTGATAACCTCAGACCAACCACCCTTCTTAGAGACAACAGAATAAATGTCATCTACTAGAGTGTCGATAGTCTTATCCATCAGTACTGTCCTTATCTTTAAGATACGTTACACCCTTCTTAGGCCACACCCAACCACCTTTGTGAAAAAAGATGAGCAAAGAAGGAATTGCGCAAGGCCAGATGAGAGAGGTCGTAATGTGAAGGACCCAAGGTACCCTGTACTCATAACCCCCTTTGTACATGAGGGCATCATAATCCTCCACACTATCCCCGTGCTCATACCCAACGGAGAACACGAAGAAGATTGCAACAGAGGTTAGATACAACAAAATCAATCCCACAGTTCATCACCCTCCTTCTTCTCTTTAACTTCTACATGATCCAAGACTTTCACTGACTCCAAGCGAGTGCCGGGGTTGTACTTAGTATCATAGACAGACACTTCAACTTGAACAGTAGAACCATTACCGATAGGACCATCATCCTCAAAGGACCAAGGAGAACCATCAGCCTTAGTAACCTTAGGTGCACCTGATGCGAAGTCTAGAATCTTACCGCCTTTACCTTTCTTCTCATGCTCTCGACGGAAGCGTACAATGTCGCGTCCTTCATCATCGAACTTAGAGTTCTTAGCTGCCACTGAGCCTGACATCTTAAGTGTCTTGTAGTCAGCATCAGACATAGTAAGCATTAGAGAGTAGACACCATTACATGGGGAAGGTGCAGTGAATGCTTGATCTTCTTCACTCCAAGCTTTCATGTCTCGGTTGTCTTCGAAGACCTTAGCCCAGTTACAGACACCAGTGAATGAATAAGTTTTAGTTGCCATTGTAAATATTCTCCTCATCAATGGACATTAGATAATCATAGTGACACTCATGTACCTCATAGTCATCTATAAGAAACATGTAATCACCTTCTTTATTTATATAATAATCTAGAGTAGTGATATTAGATACTCCTTGTTATCCTTAGGTTATACTTTAAAGTACTATAAGTTTGTCTCCTTGTCAAGTATTAATTTAATTTATGTTAAGAATTCTCCGGGGAGGATCATCTCAATCTTCGCATCTTCCTTCTCTCTTAACCACCAATGATCTACTCCCTTAAGTAACGTAAGCCATTGTGTAGAATAAGGAACTAGAGGGGGCTTACCGCTGTCTTCACACCTTATAACGTGGACATACTCTCCGTTCTCCTTTTCTCTCGTCATCCACATATACTCGGGCCACTCCACATACTCTTTTGTCTTTTTATATACGTAACTCTGTTGTCTACTCTTCTTCATATGTTAATCTCCTTTACTCTAGAAATTCAATAGGACAATAAACCTTATGTTCTAGCTGGCTCCTCAAATCTCCTTCAGTCCAAGGAGACTTAGACTTAGACTGAGGGTTAAAGAACATCCTCATCCTACCTTCTTCAAAGACCATAAAGAGGTTTGACCCCTCTCTCTTCACAATACCTAAGTTCTTCATCCGGTCCATTCAGTGGGTCTCCTTCCAATTCTTCCCAATTCTATAGTCACCTGTTAGATCACAGAACATACCAAACTTCTTACCTACTTCAGTAAGAGATTGACACATAAGCTCACCAATCTTCTCAGCCTCCTCATAGGTAGGACATTCTACTTGCCACTCATCATGTACTAGGTCGACCAATCTAAACCTAATGTTCTTTGCCTTAGCTTCTCTGGTCCACCACACTGTAGCGTGTTTCATGATAGTGCTCTCAGCATTCTGTAGGTAGCCAGCCAACATAAGGTGTTCACTATTACATGGTACCCTACGTCCATCCACTCCTTCGAACCAACCTCTTTTAGCATCCCTAGGTATCCTCCACTCCTTAAGCTTCTTCAACTCAGGGAGAGCCTTAAGGAAGTTAGCCTCAGCCTGTTTAGCTTGAGCAACTGAACACCTTAGGATAGCTGCAATCTTAGGTAGCCCAGCACCTAGAAGCCATGCATAGATGAATGTCTTAGCATCGTCTCTAGTACGACAGATAGGTCCTAGTGCTTTCTTATTCAGGTTATGGATGTCAGTCTCTAACTCTTTAACACCTGACAAGATAGCATCTCTATAGTCTTCTGACTCCATGTAGTGAGCAAGGACACGTAGTTGGATACCTTCAGCATCAGCACCTACTAAGTAATGTTCAGTCTTAAAGAGAGCCCTTAGTTTGTCATCATACTTATACTTAACCTCTTCAACTGCTGATGTAGGTGGGATAGGATTACCATGTTTATCCTTAGGCCAACAGGCTGGGATGTTAGCTTGGTTAGGCGAGGAGTGAGACATCCTATGTGTCCATGCACCTATATGCCAGAACTTACCGTGTATCCTACCATCGTCAGAGACACAGCCTAACCACTCCTCAAGGCTGCTACGCCTACCTTCTAGGGTCAACCACTTGGCTAGGTCTCTAGCTGCGTCAGGGGCTGTAGGAGGGAGTGTCTTAAGGTTCTCCTCTGAACACTTCCAACCGTACCTCTTGTAATGTTCAATGTCTCTGATCATTCAAAGAACTCCCTTGGGAAGTGTCTTGCGCTCTTGTACTCTAATCTTTCCTCCAACACAAACCTGCTTACAGTGAAATGATGACCAGAGTCTAGCCGCCGCCCTTTCATAGTGTTAATGTCTATAACAGCCGTTAGAGGGGTGCCATTCCTATCTTCTAACTCATAAAACAGCATCATTAGATTTCTCTACTCCCTCTCATCTTTACTCTCCTCATCCTTCTTATCAGAATAATCTCTCAACCTATCTTCCTTATGAAGCTCATGTATAGTCCTATCTTCAAAGATAGTATCTGATATAGATTGTCTACACTCACCACAATAGTAGTCACCATAGACCTTGACTACATTGTACTTAGAATTACATGCTCGACATCTCATTCTAGAAATTCCTCCGGTACTAGTAGGCACTTAAGGTCTTTATTGGCTTCAGCTCTAAACCATAGACAGGGATCGTCGTAATAGGGCTCACCTAAGTTGAAGGTATGGCTATGTCCAGTAGACAACCAAGAGAAACAACGGCAGGTATAAGGGCTTTGCCAGATACCTGCTGTGTACTTAGACCCGTCCTCGCAAGTTACTGTAGTCATTCTAAAAACTCCATAGGTAGTTCCATCCTAGTCTTCTCAGTCATCTTATATGGCCTTTTCCACAAAACAGGGTGGTCTAGAGTTATATTTAGGAACTCTTTTATACCTCTGTCCTGTGATTTCAGACCTGTTTCTTTATCATAAATGTAGTAGCATCTATAGCCTACCCTATCTGAAGGTCGATACCTATGTGATAATACATACTTAGGCATCAGTCAAAGAACTCCGGTGCTATAAAGGATAGGTTTGAAGAAGAACTGGGCCCATTGAAGCTATTAGTGCAAATGTTTTTTGAGTAGACTCCATGAGCTATGCCCCCTGATTCTCCACTAGGCTTTAATTTTACGCAAGTATTTCCGTTGACTTCGAAATAAACCCCAGCTGGTAGGTCTAACCATGAGTCATAATCTCCTCCTCTCTTAATCATAATCAAAGAACCTCCTTCAATGTGAATGTATCAGGGTCAAACTTAACCTGCCCCGCATATCCTGTGTAAGATGTAGGTCTGTTCTTCAAGACTGTAAGAGTTGTGATATTCTTAATCTCCTCATCTTCATTCATCTTATCACGAGATAGTTTAATAACTACATGAGCCCTCTTACTAATCATACGCGAGTCTCGTACTTGTCCATCGTCATTCTCGTGGGCGATAGTGACAATACCAATGTTAAGCTCAGCAGCCAGTCGTGCAAGCTTAGACGACAAGTCTCTCAATACTGGTTCAACACTCTCTCTACTGTCTCCACCATAGGCTAGGTCTTGAATAGGTTCAAAGAATACATACTTACAGCCACACACTGTAGCTAGGTACCTGATACGGTCAATGATATCTTCAGGATCACTAGTCATAGACAAAGTAAACTGATTGAAGTTCTCGTTATCTGAGAACTCTTTGATTACTTTCAACACCTCTTCTTCTGGTACTCCATTGTAGGAAGGAAGGAACCTCTGTTGTGGTCTACCTCTAGAGTCTTCAACAAACTCTGAGTCTTGGATGGTTACATTCTTATCCAGTACATAGGAGACTAAACCAAGAAGCCCTCTCTTCTGTACTTCCTCAAGGTGCATAGTGCCGAAGGGGATTGTAGGGTAGTCCTTAAGGAGTGTATGCTCAAACATCCTCATCAACTCAGTCTTACCGATACCCTCAGGTGCTTGGATAACTGTGAATGCTGATTGAGCTATGCCTCCAACCTTATCATCGAACTCTTCGATACCTGTAGGAATCATAGCATACCCTGAACTATCTTTAACAATAGTTTCAAACTGTTCGAAGGTATTGAATATCCACTCAGGTGTGTACTTCTTCTTAGTATTCCTCCAAGCCCAGACAAAATCATCGGCATCACCTGACGTGAGGAAGTCATTAGGATCGTTATGTTTAGTTAGAGGTACACGGTATGTCTTATTAGGGAAGGCACTAGCAATCTTCTCAGCCGCCTCATCCCCAGCCTTATCGTTGTCAGTACATACTACAATACATTCAAAGGAATCAAGGTACTCATGACAGTTCTTCAAGAGCTTATGAGATACACCAGCACCGGGGATACCCACCACTGGAAGCTTATGTCCTAACATCTGGTATGCACTAGGTACATCATCCTCTCCTTCTACGATAGTGATGTACTTAGAAGAACCAGCATTAAATTTGTCCATTCCAAATAGATGGTCGGTAGTAAATCCATAGTTCTTGGTGAAGTCCTTAGGAAGAATCCTGTACTTACTCTTGTGAGGATAGGGGTATACACGACGAGTAGCCTCCTTAGTTCTGTCATCGTAGGATGTAGTGATACCATAGAACTCTACAGCCTTTTGTTTAATACCACGATAAGGTTCTAGTACTTCAGTGTAACTAGATGTATCAGTTGCCATACTTCTTTCTCCTTTCTTTTCTTTTGGTTTCTCTCCACACTGGTGACAGTAGTATCCTCCATCATCCCATACTGTGAAGCAACCATGCCCACCACAGTAAGGACAATCAGCATGTGTCTTAACAGGTTCTTGTTCCATGTTTATTACTCCATAAACTCATAAGGGACAACTCTCTCTGATCTGTCCCCTTCATACCAACCTTTAACTCTACGGTCTCTAATCCAAGGATTCCTTAGGAAGGTGAATTTATTTATGAGTAGATTACCTATGAGTAGACTTGTACTAACTTTTTGATACCTCCAGACATCATCAGATTCACTAGTCTCGATTGAGTAGTACTTCCCTGATCTATTAATCATAACCCACTTCATCATTCAAAAAACTCCTTGGGCATGTGGAGGTCAGCATCACTAACTTTGTACTCGCTCGTACTTTTGTAGTCAACGACCTGTCGTAAACAATTCTCTGTCACATCTTTGAAAACATTCCTACAATAACCTCCGTGAACGATAAGCCACTTCATACTAGGTCTGAGTTCTCTGAGATCACTTTTGATCAGCCCTTTAGTCAACCACAACCCATCATGCATCTTCTTGCTTGTCATCGTACTCTGTGCTCCTTAAGTTTCTTTAGGTGTCCTTGAGTCTTCTCATGAGGACTCCAGCCTGCATCCCATAGAGCATCAATCCTATCTCTAGGTGAGGCTGCATTAAATTCCTTGTAGTCATAACAGATTAATTCATCACCTTCAACTAATGTCTTAGGATATTCAGCTAGTGCCTTGATTACATTAGAGTATAGAGAACCATCAGCCTTAGTTCTGTACTTAATACGCTTAGCCTCTACTAATTTAGAACCGAAGGCAGCTTTAAAAGAGTCTTCTAACTCTTTCTTTTCCTTATTGATTTCAGATAGCAGTAGCTTAGCCTCAGGTACATCGAAACCAAACCCTGACTTCTGCATCTTGTAGCAGAGGTAGGCCATCTCATGTTCAACAGACATAGCCTCCTCCCACTTAGGGTCAAAGATTTCTTTCTCGTACATATTGAAGATAGCTTCTAAGACTACAACATCCTGATCACAATAGTCTCCCATCTCTTCAGTGTACGTATCCCAACCACCAGTGTAGTCTCCCTTATGAACACCTAGGTGTTGACCTAGTTCTTTCAAAGAGTGAGTCCTGAACTTAGGGTAATTGACTAGTTTACTTACGACTGCTGTATCAATAACATCTTTATAGTTAATCTCAACACCTGTCAACTCACTAATAGCATGGACATCAAAGTTCAAACCGTTATGAAACACCCACTTGTCAGGTTTAGTATCCTCTATGTAATCCTCAAAGGCGCTTATATCTGTGAGCCTAGTAAGACTTGATGAACCTAAAAGTTTGCATGAGATACAGTGCATCTTAGTGTAGTCTAGGCCATCAGTCTCACAGTCAGCTAACAGTATTTTAAGAGGGCTCATTAGGTTCATACTCCTTATATTCTACATCAAGGAACTCTAAAGGTAAGAGGAATTCACCTAAAGTTTCTGGGCGGGTGTCATAGCAGCCTATGCGTATTTGATCTTCACTACAGATTACCACTTCAAGAAAGCTATTGTTATAGTCCACCTCAAAACCTTCGACTACAGTTAATAGAATATCATAATCCTCCGAACGATACAGTCCAGTCGATCCTCCATTCTTGAATAGTTCTAAACTCATCTTAAGTTACTCCATAAATTCTATAGGACATAGAAACTTACCACTGAACTTACGTGTAACTTCCTTGTCCCAACCATGTGACTCCTCAGAGAAGAAGCTGGTCTCCCCTAGGCTGAGAAAGGGCCCATCTTTAGCAAGCACTACATACTTGCCACCCTTTTTTATAGCCAAAGACTCCAACAGATGCTTCCTTTCCATGTCTAGTCAGGGCCATAACTACTTCCCTCCGTCTACCAAAAGCTTAGTCAGTTTATTAAAGACAGCTGAACTAAGATCATTAACATTATTAACTACTACATTATCTGAGTAGATTCTAGCTACTGAACTATCGCAGATACCTATACCGATACACTCAACACCTTTCTTCTTAGCATCTTGAGTTGCAATCTTACAGTGTCTGATAAGTTCAGAGGTACTAGCATCCCCAGAGTTAACAGGACTCCCATCACTAAGGACGAAGAGTACCTTACGTTGTTCCTGTCTCTTAGTCAAGGCGTTAACTGCATTAACAATGAAGTCATAGTCAGAGTTGTTACCTCCAACAGCCTTTGTAATCTGACCGATTGAGGACCTTGCAATACGTAGAGGTGTATCAAAGTCCTTGAAGAATACAGTATCAAGAGGTTCAGGGCGGTGATATCCGTACCCTACGTCGTAGTTCCACCGTCTATTACAGAAACCTACAACATTGAAGGTGATACCAGACCCTGCGAGGCACTCACTCAAAGCTACAACACAGTCGTTAGCAACGTCAGCTTTCCTGCCATACATAGAACCTGACAAGTCAACGAGAATAGTGACAGCTGTGTCCTCTTCTTCTCTGTCGATACGCTGCTTGAATACTGTACGACTACCAGTGTACGCTGAGACTAGACGTTTACTATCCAAGCGGCCAACCTCACGTCCTGGGTCCCAGTCTCTTTGTTTCTTAGCGAGGAGTGAACGCTTGAGTTTAGTCTTCATGGTGTTAATATTCCCACTAATCTCAGCTTTCTTAGTGTCGTACTTAGAGTGGTCAGAAGAGTTGACAATCTTGTGAAGTTCGCCTAACCCTTGATCCGACTCCTTAACTCCTCTCTTATACTCGACATCATTCTTAGTAGACCATACTTTGTACGCCCCCTTAAGATTTCCATTGTTCCCACCGATAGCACCTGATGCGCCATCACCTTGCTCTGCACTATTCAAAGCCTCAGTGTTATCAGCCTTAGCCCACTGAGGTTCACCTTCTCCTTCTTTACCCTGACCTTGGTTAGAATCAAAAGGGTTACCTTCCTGTCCCTTACCTTTAGCCTGAGCTTTCTTGTACTCCTCTGAGTTATCTCCTTCACCCATGTCCTCACCGGCTTGAGGATCAAAGTCTTCAGGAGACTGCTGCATCTCAGGGTCTTCCTCAAGAAGTTTGTATACACTCTTAGCTAGAGTAATAACTTCTTCCGAGTTCTCACATTTGATAGCATGTTCAACCCAACCACGTACATGATCTTGAAACTCTTCAGGTACTTGGTCGATAAGTTTCTTCATGTTGTCACCTGAGTTACCTTCGTAACCTACAGATGAGATACCATTACATACTGAACCATGATTAAAGGTCCCCCAATCAGTATCCTTACCCCACTCGTCAGCATTGGTCGAGGCAATCAACTCATTAAGCTGCCAAAGATTCTTACGAGTACCAGCGTACTCATCCATAACCTTAGCCTCCATCCAGTGATCTTCTAGACAGTTATGGATATCTCTTAGAGCAGCTTTATCATTGTTCTGACACCGATCATAGAACTCAATGACTCTAGGCATATCACTGTGACGAATGTGTCCAGCCTCATGGTCTACGTAGCCACGCATAGCTCTTACCTGTGCGTTACTTAGGTTACCTGAAGTGGGTAGGGCTGGGAGATTGATTACCTTACCATCAGTGTAAGCCTGATCTCCTTCGAACTGTACTTGGATGTCATGTTTACGGCCAAAGGTCGAGGCAGTACTCCGCATCTCATACATGAACTCATGTACTTTCATTTCTTTCTCTCCTTAATTAATGTTAAGACTACTCTAAGAAATCCCAAGGAATACTAAGTGTCTTAAGTTTCCTAATACAGTCAGGATTATCATTGACATGCCACATGATAGAAAAAGTATGGCCAACAAGAGCTTCTGACACCCGCACCCAGTACCAGCCGTAGTCTTCATGGATAGTCACCCACCCATCATTAGTCACATACAAACCATCTCTTAGTTTCACTTGAAGAACTCCTTAGGTAGACAGATACTGATACGCTTAGCTGGTATGACTTGATACGTTAAACCTTCTTGGAGATAATTTAAGAGGTCCAACCAACCATGCGTAGAAGAAAAGGACATGATTGTCCCTTCCTTTCCTTTTCTAGTCTGGCTTAAACCATGGCTATAGATTACGAACTTATCTCTATAACCCATAACCTTAAGCCACTCTGTCTACGATACCTGTCAGGTGAGAACGATCATCCTCGTTAGCCTTGTCAAGACATGACATCTTAACAGCTTCCTTGAAACTACCCAGAACCAAGGTACCTTGAGCCAAGGCAAGCATACCACGAGGGGAGATAGGCTGAGTAATGTCCTGCTGTTCGAAGGATGCAAGGTGTTCAGTTGTATACTTACAAATCTTCTTAAGGTCTTCATCCTTAAGCATAGGATAGTGACGAGCTACCAAGTTCTCACGTTCCTGCTCAGTCAGGTACCCAACCTTACACCATACTGTGAAGCGGTCAAGGAGAGCAAGAGACTGAGGGCGAGCACCTTGATACATACCATGTTCATCTCCTTGCCCTACTGTGTTACCCGTTGCAAACATACGCATGTTAGGATCAGGTTTAACAAGACGATCACCATCCTCAGTGATACGGAGACCATTACCTTCCAGAGCTGACTGCATAACATATGCTACATCAGGGCGAACGAAGTCAATCTCATCACAGCAGAGGATGCAAGGCATAGACATAGCACGAGGAAGCATACCATCAATAAAGGAAGAGACAGTGTTACCTTTATCATCAGTGGTAAGAACATCACGACCAATCAAGTCCATACGTGTAATCTCAGAGTCGAAGTTGATACGTACAAAGGGGTAGTTCAGGTGTGCACAGACTTGTTCAATGAGAGTTGTCTTACCTGAACCTGTGTGTCCTTGGAGGTAGGCACGTTCATTAGTCACGATAGCATAGAGTACACGAGACAGCAGGTCAGCACGGAAGATGTAGTGCTCATCCACTTTAGGTACATTAGGGTGAGGACCATCCCACTCCCAGTAAGGCACCTCAAAGTTAAGGGCTACGTCTACGTTAGGGAAGAGATCAGATACATTCTTATGTACCAGCTTGCCATTAGGGATAGACCCATCACCTTCAACCTCGACCTCAGCTGTACCAGATGCTAGACTCTTGAGCGTGAGAGTGGTAAGCTCAGCACTAAGACGTTCAACCTCAGCTTCAGCTTGAGTCTGTGCCTTAAGAGCAGCCTTAGCTTTCTTGCCTTGTTCATTAGCCTCAACTTCTGCCTTACCTACACCTGAGATAATCTCCTCAATAGAGGGTAGTTTCTCACTAGCCAAGAGAGTGTCAATAGCTGTCTTCGAAGCACCTTCAGGCACAACAAGAGAACCCATGCTGGTCTCTACCACGTGAACACCTCCTACTTCAACAAGAATCTTCTGGGCTTCACGCCACTTATTAACTGTCTCTTTCGTAGGTCCGAAGACAAACTCATACTTACTCAACTTAGCTTTGGACTTAGTTCCTACTTGGTCAAGTAGGTCGTGGGGAGTAGCCACTCCAGCCATCATAGCTACTACATCTCCGAAGTAAAAGGTGGAGAGAGTCTTGTAAAGTGTGAGTTTAGATGCAGCCTCAAACTCTTCCTTATGGCCGAGCTCAGTGAGGTATCGTTTAGCTGAGTGAAGGGCCTTGCTACGCTCAATCTCAACGAATGGTTCCAAGCCTTCCTCCGCTGGGTCCCACTGTACATGCTGGAAGAACTCACGTTGGTACTGTTTAATAGTTTCTTTATTCATCTTCTTTTCCTTTTGTTCCTTGTAGGAGGTACTTCTCCAGAGAAATAGTTTCTTCTTCGGTCAGCTCTACCCTAGCTTGAGAGGGGTAAAAGGACAGAGCCTTCAGTCTTTCCAGTGTCTCTTTGAGTTCTTCCTCTTTCACCCAGATTTTATGTAGCCGTTCATCAAAGTACTCATCTCCTTCCCCTACTTCTCTATTTGAATACTTAACGTACAACCAAGGGAAGATGTAAGACTTACGGTATCGTTCCTTATCTAAGTACTCTAGACGTTCCTCCCTCATTTCTCCTAGTTGAGTTTCAAGGGAGAATCTCTTGACTTCTAAGGCATCAACAATCTGGGCTACCGTATAATGACGAGGCAACCTCATCTTAGTTATCCTCTTGTTTGTCAGTTGTAGGTGTCAAGTTGAAACCCATAGTAGTCTTGCTGTCAGTGGTGCTGTCGTCTAGTCCACTGTCATTAGGTTGAACACTAGCGAAGGCTAGAGACATCTGATCCATAGCCCCTTTAGCTCCTGTCTCCAAGCCCTTACGGTACCATGAGTAGTGGGTGCTAACCCTAGCTAGACTACCTATGAGGTACCCAAGAAGGAACACCCCAATCATTCCAAAGATAATCATATTCATTTTATTTCTCCTTCAAGACTTGAGATAATCTCAGTAATAGCTTCGTCGATATAGTTATAATCTTCTTCTGACATTACAGTATCCAAGACCAAAGCCACATCTCTTAGACTCTTAATAATTTCTCCAAGACTCATTTCACATCTCCTGCAAGTAGCATACTCAAGATGACAGAACCAAAGAAAGCTACACATGCTTCGAGTGAGTCAGTCGTGGCCCATTCGTAAGCCCAAAACATAGACACTACGAACCAGATTATATATAGAATAGTATTCAACAGTCATACTCCTTATCTTTCAAACGACTCTTAAGGAAAGATACCTCTTTCTTTAGGTCTTCAACCTCAGCTTTAAGAGTCTTTACTTCTTCTTCTAGTAGTTGTTGCTTCACGTCGTTTCACTCCTTGTAATTCTATGTTATCTAAAGAACTCAGTTGGAAGCCAGATTTTTAAACCTTCAGCATTTTTAGCTTCTGAACAGTCAGCTAGGCAACTAGTTTCATCTAGGTGTTCCAAGAAGAGAGAAAGGTTAGATTCAAACCCTTCTCTAGAGCACCATCCAATAAGGACTTGACCTTTGTTTCCTAGAAGATCGAAGTCTTCCTCACTGTTAGAAAAGGAAGACCACTCAGCCTCTCCTAAAAAGCCTTCGTTCTCCCTGCTCATAGGTCTGTCAACCATGTGTGTACCCAAATCTTATCAGGGAAATAACCCCAAGAGTTCAGAGTCTTAGTCAAGAGATGAGTATCAACCTCATTCCCTTCACGTACCTGATTCTCTACACTCTTGTAGTCTCTGTCCTTCACAAAGGCACGAGCTAGGTGCAAGTACCTCTGCTCAATACGAAGAGACATACGAGTAGCGTACATAGTCTTACGTTCATCATCGAAGTAAGGATAGTTAGAGGTACGTTTACCTTCAGCCTTCTTAGCTTTACGTTTACACCGTTCCTCTTGCTTACGAAGGACACGTTGACACTGAGTATTAGTCAGGTATGCAAGTTTCATTTGAATCATTTCATTTCTCCTTTATTAATGTTGTCTGGCCCATCCACTGCAACGATAGTCCCATCGCGCCATCCGTTGACGAGTGCTGCCATCAATTCTGCATTTGCTTGCATTTGTGGTCTGTATCCATTTGCGGCTTCCCAAAATTTCTGTGAGAACCCGTCCCAATGAACAATTCCGCAGTCAGATTCTTCACACCAGATGCTTGGGGTGTTGTACCACCAAGAAACATCACCAGCGTCGTAAGGAATAACTGTCCAAACCCCCTGCGTTGCGGCCTCTGACAGTGCGGTCAGTTTGTCGTGGGTGGTCATATCGTTTAGCCTCTACTTGAATTGGCCTCCCCTGTAGGACTCGAACCTACAACCTGCTGATTAGAAGTCAGCTGCTCTATCCAGTTGAGCTAAGGGGAGTATTGTTTTGTTTACTTGATAGGACGCTTAGCTTTGACACGTCCAGCCCAATCATCTTCTAGTCTCTTGAACAGTTCTCTTCCTTCCTTGATGGAGAACCCAGAACCATTTGCAATTAAGAAGGATGAACCACCAAACCCTATCCGCCATGAACCAGACTCACGTACTGTAAAGTGGTAAGGAGTGTGACGGTAGTCGTACTTATTCCTAAGTCTTTTACCCTTCATTTAATCTTCTCCATCTTGACGGACGCACAGTCAAGCTCGCCGTCTACTGTGTCATAGGTGATCTTATGAGTGTCGCCAATCACACCACCATCAGCAAAGCACCACCCGTAAGCCAGCAGACCACCTTGAAGCGTCACGGTCTCGCGCTTAGACTCAGGCTTGATGCGGAATGCGACCTCCTCTACAAATT